CTTTATAGAGGAAGTAAAAGCTGTTGGAACTGCTGACATCACATTGCGTATCAACTCTGTTGGTGGTAGTGTGTTTGATGGTTTAGCTATTTACAATACTTTACGTTCTCACAATGGATATGTAAACATTAAGATTGAAGGTTTAGCTGCATCTATATCAACTGTTATTGCGATGGCGGGAGATAATATTGAGATGTCAGAAAACGGATTCTTTATGATTCACAATCCTTTCGGACAATCGGCAGGTGAAGCAGGTGATATGCGTAAGACTGCTGATTTACTTGACAAGATAAAAGAGGAGATTATGGAAATCTATTCTAAGAAAACAAACCTTTCGTTTGAAACTCTTTCGGATATGATGGATAAAGAAACTTGGTTGTCTAGTCAAGAAGCAATGGAATATGGCTTTATAGATACTATTACAGAGCCTATGAAAGTTGCTGCATCTTTTGACCTTTCTAAATTTACTAACGTGAACGAGAAAGAGGTCAATGATAAATTGAAATTAAATAATAATAATAAATCAATTAAAATGACTGAAGAATTAAAAACTTGGTTCAACGGTGTTAAAGAGGAAATCTTAAACGCTGTAAAAGGAGAGAATGTTTCTACTCCTGCTGAAGAAGTTTCTGTTTCTATTTCTGACAATGAGGTTATCGTTAATAAGCTAGAAGAACTAGAAGAAAACGCTAACTCTTTGCGTGAAGAAAAAGAAGAATTAGCAGGTCTTGTTGGTGAGAAAGAAGGCACTATTGCTGACTTAACTAACAAAGTTGCTGATATGGAAGCTAAATTAGCTAAATTAGAAGCTACTGAAACTAATGTAGAAGTAGAAAGCGACCCTGCAATCAACGAAAGTGATGTTGTAGTTAACGCTTGGGATGCTTTTGCTAAATCAATTTTAAAATAATTAATAAATAATATAATATGGCTTTACAATTAACAAGTTTACCAACTGTTGAGCAGTATGATGTAAACAGAGCAATCATCCAACCTATCTTTATGGGTCAGGATTATATGCAATATATGGAAGTATTACCTAACATTAAAGGTACTACTGTGATTGACAAGTTCAATCAATTAGGAAAGATTACAAAGGCTTTCACAAACGATGCTTTCTCTGCTGAATCTGATGTAGATAAAGGTGCTACAATTACAATCACTCCTTCTCGTGTAGAAGCTGAGATTGAGTTTAGAGCAAACGAGCTTTTCAATAAGATGAAAGGTCAATTGATGCGTGACGGACACGAGTTTGATAATGTTGAAGGCTCTGTTGTTAAGAATATTCTTCTTGACTTAATTGGACAAGGCGTAAAAGCTGACTTTAATCGTCAACTATGGTTGTCAGATGTTGCTGAAGCTGATGCTGACTACGGTATCTATGATGGTATCTTCCAAGTAGCTAAAGAAGCAGGTGCAACTGCATTAACAAGAGAATATAGTGGTTTAACTACACAGGCTGACGATGCTGCTTTAGTAGCGGGTAATGGTCTTAAAATTATGCAAGGTCTTTATGATTCTGCTGCTCCTGAATTATTAGAAGCAGGAAATCACGTATTCTTTGTATCAGGTGATATCGCTGATGACTATATGGCTTCAACTTTAGAATCTTCTAGCTTTGCTGCTGCGGGTTACGGTGCTATGGTTAACGGTGTTCCTAACTTAACTTACAGAGGTATTCCTATCATTGTACGTAGAGATTGGGATGTAGCAATCGCTGCTGATGTTGCAGAAATCAACGGTTGTACTGCTGCTGCTGAAACTCACAGAGCTTTACTAACTACAAAAGATGCTTTTGTTGTAGGTACTGACTTCGATGAGAACTCTGTTGAGCAATGGTATTCTATGGATCACAAAGCGTATCGTTTTAGAGTTGCTTATATGGTTGGTGTAGCGTTGAAAGACCCTAAACTAGCTGTATATTATACTCCTAATGCAATATCGTAATTAATTTAATTAATGGGGGATGAAATACTCCCCCTTAATTTTTAACTATTAAAAAAATAATAAAATGGCAATAGAAAATTTAGTTGTAGTCAACTCTGATATTGAAAAAAGAGGTGGTCTAAGACACATTGCACTTTGTGAGTTGGATAAGTTAACTCCTACATTTAGTAATACTACTGATGTTCACGGTGTTGCTTTAGCACAATCTGAGGATTTAGCTAACTTTGACCTTAAACAAGGTACAGGTTCTTTATCTACAAGTGGCTCTAAAGAAAATGGTGTTGTTATGTTTGAGCATACTATATCTTTTTATGTTCCTAACTGCTCAACTGAGCATTTTAGCAACCTACAAGATTTGCTAGGTAAAAGACTTGCAGCAGTAGTAGTTGACCATAATGACAACAAATACTGTGTAGGTATTAGTGAGGCTTACGGACACGAAACAGGAGATAATGCTTTTGCTTCACAAATGTATGCTACATTGACTTCTATCGAAGGTGGAACAGGTGCAGCACTTGGTGAAGAAAACGGTGTTACTGTAACAATTTCTTGTAGTTCAGGTGAGCTTCCAAGAATTGTAACAAGTACAGTTACTGTTAATCAATCATCAGGAACAGTTACCTTATCATAATAATTAACTAAAAAGTAATGGATTGGGCAATTTGCCCTTTCCTTCTTTTTTTATTATACTTGCAATATGTATAAATCAACATTAAAAGAAGGTCTTACCGTTTTTAACGGATTTAAAGTTATGTGGGCAAATGCAACTCAAGATGAACTAAAGAAGGTTTATGACTTGGGATTTACTAACCTTGTAAGCAAAGAAGATGCAAAACCGAAGAAAACCAAATCAAAAGCAAAAGAAGAATCAAGTAAAGACAACTCCGACAAAGAGTAGTTTTAATACTAAGTATGCTTTTGTAAATCTATCTACTCCTACGGTAGATACTGAGGTTAAGGATTTAGACAGACTAAGAGAGGACTTTATTCCTTTTGGTAAGGATAACTTATTTCCTCAATACTTAGCTGAACTAAAAAGACAATCTTCTACACACAGGTCTGTATTAGCACAGAAAACTACATTCACTACGGGTGGTGGTTTTATTACTGACAATGAAGCTCTAAGTGGTTTTATTGAAGATGTAAACGCTAATGGAGAAAGTTTAAAGGACTGCTTTAAAAAACT